TTCGGGTTGAGATTCTGGTTCTGGTTCTGGCTCATTTACTGGCTCCTCCATTTCTGGTTCTGACTCCATTGTATCTGGTTCTGGGGCAACTTCAATCTCTTCTGTCATTTCTGGCTCTGGCGCTGGCATTTCTAACTCTAATTCCATCTCCATTTCCATCTCTACTTCAACAACAGCTACCTCTACTTCAGGCATTTCAATGTCCATTTCTGGTAGTTCCATCTCAAACTCCATCTCAAAACTAGGCATTTCCATCTCCATTTCTACAGTTTCGTAAGATACCTCCATGTCTGGTTCATCAAACTCTGGCTCAAAAAACATGTCTTCACTGGGTGATTCTGGTACAACAATATCATTGTGATCAAATATATTTTCTACAATATCTATGACTTCTGTTTCTGTGCTACCACCATAAGCAACCCACATTTCTACAGATGTGATTGATTGTGTCACTATTGTGGACACAACGTTGTATAATACATTTATGGTAACATCATCAAAAAGCGGTCCAATTGCAAGGTTGATATCACGTCCTCCTACCTCCACAATTATGGTAGTTATAGTTCCTGCAAAATCAAAACCACCTGTGTATTCTTGATATCCACTAGTTACACCAGATTCCGATAATATATCAGTGCCACTAAATATGTCTGTTTTGCCATTACGTCCTGTAATGTGCATATAAATTCTATCCTGCGGGTCTCGTTTATCTACTTTTATTGTGTAATTTGTACGACCACCGTTTTCTATATCAAGCTCTGATATGTCTATCGTATTGATAAATGTAGTGCCCATGCCAGGAACACCCATGCTACTTGTGCTATTACCACTACCTGTAATTTGTGCACATTTATCTGTTCCTAATTGATAACAATTATTGCCAGACGGCATATTTGCAGGGCCTTGCCCACCCCAGTCAATATCCATATCACCCTCTTTGTTAGGGATTACATAACCATTAGTGCCATCTAAAATATCACCTGAGTCTTCATTTGTTACTGTAACTGTAGTGGTATCTGTGGTCGTAGTAGTGGTTACCGTATGGCCGTCAGCTTCGTATTCTATTGACTCTGTTTCTGTTATTACGATTGTTTCTTCTACTCCAGGTGTGCAAACTCCAGAAGCAGTTACTGGACACTCAGCTCTAAGGGAAGAAGGCCACGATGCCAGAGTGCATAACCATAGCAGCAATAATAAATTTCGCCAGTTTTGACCCATCGCTCTCGACTCCTTCTTTTACTTTTATTTGATTTATTTCATCATTCCATTTTGCATAGATCACACTGCCTTCAGGAATCATATCCATATTCTCTTTCCAACCAGTTTCAGCATCTTGACCAATAGAACCCATGTACGGACACGGGGTGCCTGCCATAGTCATGCTGTCCCAAACACGTGGATCTTGACATAATATTGACACGGATGCCACTTTCATGCCTGAAGCATACAATGATCTTGCTAATTTTATTCTTTCACAGTTTTCATCAGTCACCGTAATTCCCGAGGAAATACCCAGAATCTGGGTCTGCACGGCGCCCGCTACCGCTGTCTTACAAACGTCAGAGTTGTTTACGACAACACTAGGTGAATTAGCAGTAGGTGGTGTATTGTTAGTTACAACTGTACTACTTACAGTATTTGTTTCTGCAAAAACTTGTGATGAAACAAGTAGAAATATTATGATTAATCTTAACACTTCCAACGTCTCCTAGCTTGTCTAAGTCTAGAATTAGGATCTGCTGCTGCTTTTGGAAACTTTTTCATTTGTCCTGCACTTCTAGCACAAAATGACTTTCTTCGCTTTGCGGCTTTTGAACCAGGTTTTACTTTGCCTGTAACAGCAGTTTTTAATTTAGAACCTGGGTTGTCACGACGATATTTTGCAACACCAGCTTTAGTCATTCCCGCTCCAGACTTTGTGGAGCGGAAATATTTCTTTGTTTTTGGTGGCTGTTTGTCTCTTTTTCTAGCCATCGCTAAGCATAAAGTACTTCAACATGCGTGGCTTGGTTGAAGAAAACATACAAATCAGTTTGAAATCTAATACCGAAATCAGGAAAACTAACTGTCATAACTTCATCCTCACCAGCACCAATCGCAGGAGTAGGGATTGTATATCTAACAGTACCACTAGGGCCGTCATCTATAAGATCCACTTTGCCTAAAGTTGCGCCACATCTAATACTAAGTTGTAGCACTCTAGCTGGAGCACTAAGTGTATTAGTGCCCGCACTTACTTTTGTTGTGACTTGTCCGCTCGCTGTTAATTCTTTATTTTTTAAAGCGTACATCTAAGCCTCTTATGCTAAGTTAGTATTTTGTTGATACAATATTGTAATTCTTACTTCACCTGCATTTGTTGCTGCAGAGTTAGTAAAATTAATTCTTTGATCAGATGTTCCAATATCTTCCCAAGCTAGTGCTCCACCAGCTGTAGTAGTTGGATATTGTCTGCCTGCGTTTGTACCAATACCATGCGCATTCACAAGTGCGTTTGCTGCTCCACCAACAAAACCAACACTAATGTTAGTTCCTGTATTAGCTGCTGTGATTACATCAAAAATACAATCAATAATTTGTGAATTTGCTGGAATTATTACATCAGAAGCCTGAGCTGCAATCGCTCCGCCTCCAAGGCTGATTGCAAAAGTTTGAGCCATTACAACCTGACCAGTATTTTTCATATCAGTACCAACCGTAGTACCTGTAGTTTCTTTTATTGTTCCTGCCTTAATAGGACCAGAAAATGTCGTTGTTCCCATGTCAACCTCCTTTTAGTTGTCGTTTAAGTCTTGGGTAGTAATACTATAAAATAAAAAAGGCGCTCTTACAAGCGCCCTTTTTCCTAAGAAAGATTTAGTAGATTTTATGAACCTTGAGATCCGTATACACATCTAGGATCTGAGAATCCAAAGCTGTATCTTTCACGTGCTTTATATCTCATGTTTCCTGTGTCAAAGTCACCTTCCATACCAGTGGTTAGAGGTGCTCTTACAAAGTGTTTGAATCCATTAGGAGCATCAGTTTTGATGAAGTATGCATCAGTATCGTTTAAGTAGTGGTTTACTACATAACCATCTGGTAGCATACCCATGTTTCTGAGTGCATTAATATCATTGTCAGCAGTACCGACTCTTAGAGTAGAATTTAAAATTCTGTCTGCTACAAACTGAATGTTTACAGGTAAAATTAGTTTTCTACCTTGCATTGCAATTTTTAGCCCTCTTTCATCGATAAAGCCTGCAATATCAATCATTGCTTGCTCTAATGAGGTTTCGTTTAAGTCTGCGTCTGTAGCACTTCTGTTAGAGAAGTTACCACCTAAAGCAGTTGGGTGTGCAGTGTTTACTAAAGAAACACCATCACCACCTGCAGTAGTGAACGCATTGTTTAAGATGTTAGCAGCCTTGACTTGCTTTGTGTAAGCCATGGATCTTGCTAATGATCTTGTGTAACGAGCAGATAAAGTGTCATACAAATTATCTTCGACAGCTTCCTCAGTTAAACTGAATGCTAATGCAACAGTTTCGTGAGTATATCTAGCTGTAAAACTCTCAGTTGCTGTATCAAATTGTACAGCTGCACCTTCTTGTTTTACTGCCGCTTCGCCGAAGCCCATAAGCATAACTTCTTCTTCAAATGCTCTATCGCTTGATTCTTGGTCAAAGATCTCAGCATGTTCATTCTCATAACGAGAATATTCCATACCGAACAAGGCGTTTAAGCCAGGTTCCAGTTCTTTGGCCAGTTGTGCTCTATTAATAGCCATAGTCTAGTCCTCCTTATACGCCTGTCGTTCCAGTGTGTGAACCTAACTGATGATTATTTATCTTTACAACTAAGACACTGTTATTAGCAGTGGCGTCGTTGCTTGGAGTATCATAAAAATCAAGTAGTTTTACCTGTAACGCAGCGGTTGTGTTTTTTGAGCTTGAATCAATTTCAACACCAGACATACCAGTTGTGGTACTTCCAGCGCCGAAAACTAAATCAGCGTTTAAGTTTAAGTCTGCAGCGACGATATTTCCAGCAGCTGAATCTTGCTGTGCAATAAACAGTTGATCTGGATCATCCGCTACAAATGCTATCCCATCTCCTGGTGAGAGGGAAGCAGGGAAGTGGTTTCTAAACGTCGGTTTGCTTGTAGTTGGATCTGTATAAAAACAACCCATAAATACACCACATGATGGATTACCCGCAGCAGCTACTTCGACTGTCCCGTCATTTTTAAATTTAACAGGGTCGCCAGTGAAGATCGCAGTGCCTTGGTTATCACCAATAGAGTATTTAGTAGTTCCAGTTGTTCCACCTGGAGCCGAACCTACTTTAGCAATCGGACGTAAACCAAATGCGGCATCTATATTAGCCATATTAGTCTCCTTTTACTTATCTGGAGACAGTGATCTAACCATTAGACTTCTTGCCCCCAAATGTTACTCTGCTTTGCCTTTCCTGATGGATTGGCATACTTGGGTGCTCTTCCTTATGTAAATCGTTTTCTATTGATTTAGTTTGGTCATGACTTTTGCCTTGGAAGTAGGCATCCCTATCTTCCTTAACTTCTTCAGGACATCGCATCAATAGCAAACCTCCAACTCCAATGACGCCTTTGTATTTACCGTCAGTAATATGAGGTAAATCGAGCCTGTCTGGATACTCACTAGCCATAACTAATTCATATCCACTTCGCAGTCTACCCATGACGTTTTTTTCGTCTTGTTGACCACGAAACTCTGCTCTTACCCACCTATGGTGAAAACCTTCAGGTGGTTCTGGTGCATCCAAGTTAGACGGAGGTACCCATCCTCTAGGTCGAGCTT